AACTAAAACTAGTCTACCGAACTTCCTGGTGATTTGTGAGGACGTTATCAGCGCGATTAGATTATCGAGATACGTTACAGCGTTACCGCTACTAGGTACGAGTCTTAGCGAGTACCACAGGTCGATGATTCGTACTTGGGAGAGAGACCACAGAGACAAACATCAAGTGTTAGTGTGGTTAGACAACGATTTGCCAGAGGTCGTACAGAAAGCGAAGCAAATGTGTTATGATTTAAATAACTTCTGTACGGCTTCAATTTGTTTAGAAAAGATTGAACCAAAACATTTTGTTAATGATAGAGATTTGAGGGCTTTCACATGGAAACAGATTTAGAATTAAAATTATTAAAATATTTTGTTGACAAGGATAACTTTCGTAATTACAATCTCATTGGGGGCGCAAAGATAGAAAGACTATCTTCTAGTATAAAAGATATAGTCACTAATCTTAAAGATTACATCGAAGATGTAAATCCAGAATCTATTAATCTTAAAGATTACAGTACATGGTACTGTTCAATAGCTCACCCTAATATCTCAGATTCTAAAGCTCAAGAGATAGAATCAATATGCTCCAAAGTGGAGCAGATGCCTTCAATACCACCTTCAGATACAATCTTTAAAGACCTATCAACTAGGCATTGGGCTATGTCAATCTCAGATTTAGCGTACGAAGTAACGCTAGGTAAGAAGTGTATGAGAGATGTACAACAGGCAGTACAAGATTACACTAAAGAAGTTCAGCACCAAAACAAACAGTATTCTTTTATCGAGAATGATAGTCTTATCTTTGACCAATTAGAAGAGCGTAAGAACGCAGATAAATATTCCTGGTCAATACCAGAGCTAGAATTAATGATGGGTCAAATTTGTAAAGGTGACTTCATCATTGTAGGCAGTAGACCAGACGGGGGTAAGACTACATTCCTTTCAACACAAGCAGTACACTTCGCCAAGCAACTGAAAGAAGGTGAGTCCATACTTTGGTTTAACAATGAAGAAGCAGTGTCTAAGGTAAGGTCAAGGCAGATACAAGCTGCACTTAAATGGACTACCAAAGAGATAGAGCAAGACATAGAGAAGTCTTTACAGTTATTTAATGACAAGCTAGGTGATGGTGTTATTAACATCTATGATGATAACGCTATGACAATCTATGACATTCAGAACATTGTAGAACAAACTAAACCTAGGATAATTATCATTGACCAGTTATGGAAACTAGGCGGTATGGAAAAGCTACAAGGTATCGAGAGGTTTGCAAAGCTATCTCAGTTTATCAGAGACCTAGCGAAAGAACATGCACCAATCATAGCCACAACACAGTTAGACGGGAGTGCAGATAACGTCAAGTATCCGAGCATGGGAAGCCTTTACAATTCCAAAACATCTGTTCAGGGGGAAGCAGACTGTATCCTTACAATAGGACAACAACCAGAAGAGGACGACATACGCTACTTCAGGTGTCCTAAGAACAAGTTAAGCTACGCAGACCCTAAGTTTAGAAGCGCAGGGTGCGCTGTACGGATAGACAAAGAGAAAGCACAGCTTATATCTCTAGTAGGAACGCAACATCATGTTAGGTAGCATAGAAAATGTTGTCGTGTTAGACATTGAGACTACTATCAATGCTCCTAGTCCCCATTTTGGTGCAAGCCCAGTTTACCCAGACAATCGAGCCGTAATGTATGGCTATCGTTTACTTTACGGAGAACCAAAAACCAAGACTACGACAGACTTCAACGAGATAGCAGAGGCTATTCTGATACCAGGAGATACATTAGTTGTCGGACATAACCTATCGTTTGACTTGTACTACTTGCTCAACATGGCAGAGCGTGTAAACAGGACAGACTTTCTTAATAAAACTTTTTACGTCTGGGATACACAGAAGTTCTACTACATGCAGACAGGCAGGGCGACAGTTAGCCCTAGTTTAGAGTTCGTAGCGGAGGCTATGTCAGTTCCTTTTAAGAAGGACGTAGAGATTAAGGAACGATTTAACGCAGGCATAGGCTCAGATAAGATAGACGAAGAGCTGCTGGCAGATTATTTAATAGAAGATGTTAACGTCACAACAGAAATATTTACAAGGCAAGGTCGTTTCTGTAAGAATCGAGGAAGCAAGTACACTCTCTATATGATGGAGATGATGCAAGGAATATTTGCAACCACTCACATGTCACGCAACGGCTTATGTTTTGACACAGACTCTGCAATTAAAGAAGTTGAGGTTTTGCAAAGCAAACAAGAAGTGTTGACAGAAAACGCTATAGCACGTTACAGTAAATTGTACCCAAAAGATGCAGCGATTGAGTTTAACATCAATAGCTCTTTGCAAGTTGAGACACTGCTGTGGGGTGGAACTGTTAAGACAAGAAAGCACGTTCCTAAACTTGACGAGCAAGGAAATGAAATGTTTTATAAAAGTGGAAAACAAATCGGGGAGAAGAAAATGAAGTGGGAAACAGGTTCAGTTTTAATTACAGGATTAGCCGACCAGGAGACCAAAGAGTTCTTTGAGAAGAAGGGCTGGGAAACCAAGGGCGGTGCTAACACATTGAAAAATATACAAAAATACGGAGGTGACGATGCCAAGCAATTAGCAAACGACATCTTAGAGATTAGGAAGGGTGCAAAAAGTATTTCAACTTATTATAAACCTTATATTGATTTTGAGGTCGGAGGTAAGATACACCCTAATTATAATCACAACATTACTCAGACGGGTAGACTGTCATCTAGTAAGCCTAACATGCAAAATATTTCAGGTAAGAAGTAGTGATACTTGACCACTTCGTTTCTCCCGAAGGCGCAACTCTGGTTGAGTTTGACTATGCTCAACTGGAGATTCGCGTCTTAGCTTTGGCGAGCAGAGACAAACAACTTGTGTACGACATTAACAATGGTGTCGATATGCACACGTACTTTGCTTCAAAGATTTACCGCAAGCCAGAAGCAGAGGTGTCAGGAGAAGAACGTAGAGTAGCTAAAGGTTTTAGTTTTCAACTTCAGTACGGCGCAGCAGCTAAAGGTATTGCTTCATTCTGGGACGTACCCGAACAGATGGCTAAAGACTTTATAGAAAGCTATTACGATAGGTATCCTGGTGTGAAGGATTGGCAGGACTCTGTGCAGAAAGAGGCAGAGACTACCATTGACCAGAGGGGTGACAGGGTTGGCGATGAATCAGTCCACTCATGTTACATACCCTCTATCTGGAAAGACCCAGAGACAGGAGAAAGTATTACAAGGTATAGAACTCTTTGTAACATATCAAACTACTCAGGCAAACCTTACGCTCCTCCTACTAAGTGCAAAAACTACCCGATTCAAGGGGCAGCGTCAGACATTGTTACTATGATGCTAACCAGACTAACCCGTTTACACGACCCAAGAGTTAGACTTGTCAACAGCGTACACGATAGTTTACTATTTGAGATTGACGATGAAGCCTTGGAACAGTCGATACCTAAGATACACAGTCAGTTAGAGAGAGTTCCAGAGGTAATACAAAAGGTGTTCAGCGTAACTTCACCTATCCCTTTTCCAGTTGATTACGACTCTGGAAAAACTTTAGCAAAAGTGAAAAATAAAGCTTGACTTGTTACAATTAGGCGTGTATACTATTAGGTAGGCTAAAAATAGCCTTTATATAAGTTAGTTAGGAGGTGCATATGCACACAGTTACAGGCACAATCCAAGTTTTAGGCACAAAAGGAACCAGTTTTAAGCTCGCAGAGCGACCTGACGATTGGTTTAGTGCGTTTAACGGGACGCAATTAGGTGGAGCAAGCGTTGGAGACAAGGTTGGCTTTACATACATAGAGAAAACTAAAGATGACAGAACCTACCTTAATATAAAAGGTAATGTCAGCGTGAAAGAACCAGGAGTTTCCCCTTCTCCTACAAGTTCTGGAGCGCAACACACTAGCTTGTCAACTGACAAGGACATAGCTATCGCAAGAGCTGTAGCACTAAAAGCTGCAGTTGAGTCTCACCACAGAGATGATGCGTGGACTCCAGAAGCAATCCTAAAAACCAGTAAGGTTTACGAGGATTACTTAACTGGAAAACTTGCTCAACAAGAAGCAAGCTTACCTAAAGAAGAACTACCCTCTTCTTCTTGGGAAGAAGGTGCTGAGTCTTTGAGAAAGGCAAGTTAGTGTGGGTAATGTACACTTGCTCTTTGATGGCGATATACTCGCATATCGAGCAGGATTCGCAGCAGAGAGAAGAGTGTACTTTGATGGACGGCTCCCTGAAAGGGGAGCCTCTTTCGACTCAAAGAAAGAAGCCTTAAAGAACTTACCAGAAGAACACATCGAGTGGGAACGTGAGCTACAGCCAGTAGAACACGCACTAGAAAATTGTAAAAGCCTAATACGAAACATCTCAAACGAGATGTCACTACACTTTGACTCTCGGGTCAGTTACATTTGCTTCCTAACAGGGAATTCTGAAATACCAAATTTTAGGAAGGAAATAGACCCAGAGTATAAAGCCAACAGAAAAGACGAACACAGACCTACACATCTGCAAGCTATTCAAGATTACATTTTGCAACATCATCAAGGGTACTTTACTCAAGGTTGCGAAGCAGATGATTTCTTTGGACACGCAGCGCAAGACGCGAAAGACAGTGACCAAATACCTGTTATTGTTTCTGTGGATAAAGATTTAAAACAGATACCAGGATACCACTACAACATAGGCACTAGAACTTTGTCATTTGTTGACGAAGCGGAAGCTAGTGCTATGTTCTGGAGACAGATGCTCGAAGGAGATAAGGTCGATAACATAACAGGTATCAATGGTATAGGAAAAATCAAAGCTGCTAGGTACATACCTATCGGTCAAAGCAATGGGGAATGTCAGAGGGTTGTTGAAGAATTTTACAAGAAGGAATTTCTTGATGGTTGGAAAGAAAAGTTCAACGCGAACTGCGAACTCTTATGGATATGGAAAAAAATCCCAGACGAGTGCCCGTTCAAAGTTGAAGAAGAAGAGAGCAAGGAGAGCACAGCTACTAGCCCCTTATAAATCTCAATACGAACAAAACGTAGCATCTAAATTAGAGGAGAAGGGCGTTGCGTTTGAATACGAACCGAAACAAATTAAGTACATTTATCCGACAAAACGGGGCATATGTCAGGCTTGTGGCAGTAACGCTGTTGGTAGGTTGGCTAGTTATACACCTGATTTCTGGCTCCCCGAGCTGGGAATCTGGGTGGAAGCCAAAGGTAAGTGGGACTCTGCAGGAAGAACTAAAATCCTTGCTGTTCTAGCAAGTGACAACGAACTAAACAAAGATAATTTTAAAATGTTATTCATGTACGACAATTGGGTAACTCGCAATAAAACTATGCGATACACAGGTTGGTGCGACAAACAGTTTATTGATTCAGCAGTAGGTGTAGAGATGCCTAAGGAGTGGCTAAAACTATGAAACACGCAATGATACCTGATACTCAGATATTCCCCGAGTCTAAGACAGACCACATTACGGCTGCAGCGCGGTACTTGAAGAAACATAAACCAGAAAAAATTATTATTATTGGTGATTGGTGGGACATGCCTTCCTTGTCTAGCTACGATAAGCCAGGAGATAAAGGGTGGGAATCTAAAGACGTACAGGCAGACCTAGACGTAGGGTGGAGAGAGATGAATAACTTTCTCAAAACTTTACGAACTCCTAAGTATGACCCAGAGATACATTACTGTTTAGGCAACCACGAACAACGCATTGTTAGAGCGTCTGCTTCTGCAGGTATGCGTATGTTAAACAATTACCTTTCAATCGAAGAACTAATCTTTAATCCTTTAGCAGACTTAGGCGTACACACATACGATTTCTTAGAGATAGTAGAGCTAGATAGTATCTGTTACTCGCACTACTTTGTTAATCCCTCTAGCCTTATGTCAAACGCTATCGGTGGTTCAATAGAGAACAAGCTAAAGAATCTAGGTCACAGTTTTACAATGGGACACCAGCAAACTAAACAAACAGGAGAGATATACACATGTACTGGTCAACGTCGAAGGGGGCTAGTCTGCGGTCGGTTCTATCAAGACTACCACGAATATCTAGGCCCACAAAAAAATGCACAGAGCTGGTCGGGTATTATGATGAAGCACGAAATCAACAACGGGGACTACGACCTGATGGAAGTTTCTATGGAGTACCTACTGAAAGAGTACGGATAACTATGTTAACACACGATGAACTTATGGCAGAGGTAGCCAATACCTATGACCCTGATTTAATTGTGGAAATACTAGAGATTTCTTCTGAAGAATTACTTGAGGCTTTCCAAGAAAAATTTAAGTTAAAACGCAGTAAATTTATAGATGAACCAGAACTAGAAGATGACGAGGTAGAAGAGATATGACCACTACTAAAAAAGTTACTAAGAAAAAAGTACAGCCTGCACCTAAACTGTCAGATAAAGACATAGCTTACCTTGCAGCTACATTTGTAGAGGCTGCTCAGTCTATGTGTACTAAACTAGGAAGAGACATAGACATTGTA